TCCTTAACCCCCACACCCGTGAAGCGCGCACAGCGCGCCGCTCGTCTTTCTGAGGATTGGTTTCCTAAGGAATTCGAGGAAGAGAAGGTCGAGCTAGAAAAGTTTCGCGACTGGGCTAGATCGGCCCCCGGCCAGAAGGGCGTGAAAGCCGACTGGGATGCGACCTGGCGCAATTGGGTCCGCAGGGTGCGCGAGCAGGGGAACGTGACGGCTTTCCCCGCCAAGCCGAAGGAACGCGATCTGCGAAACGTCCCTGACAATCTGCTTTCGAATGACGAGTATTGGCGCAAGCGGAGGCAAACAGGTCGCCAGACGGGCTAGGGGGCTCGCCTGACGGCCTTGGGCGCATGGGGAGCTAGTGTGGTAGCTGAGACGGTCCTAGACCGTTCTGGGAGGCTTCCAGAAGCTTTCTGGTCAACAGCATCACAACGTCGAATGTAGTCCAGTTTTCGGATGGTTCATTCGGACGGCCTTGCAGGCGACAGAAGGCGTCCCATAGATCGGGATGGGCGAGGTGGCATAGAAGCCAAGCTTCTGCTGGTAAGTGCTTTTTGGCTTTTCCGGTCGCCAGCTTTTCGGCGAGAATGCCAGCGGTCAGGATTTCATATTCGCGTTGCAAGACGCGCGTGGAGCGATGGCCTTTCTTGGCCTTATCAAGCTTGGCCTTAATGGCGTCTCGACGTTCTTGAAGTGTCATGTTGTCCCCCATTGTTCGGCCATTGCGTCTGCGATGCCTTGGTAAGTACGGCTTCGTTCTTTCCACCTGTTTGGTCCGGGTGGCATTTTGTGGACACGAGCAACGCGCCCTTCCACGATGTTTGTCGGCCACAAGGGTGGAAGCCCTTTAAGCCACAGGCACGTCTTTTTAGTCTCGCCGTGACCGAATTGCCAAGGCTGAATGATCCAATCTGGTTTTCGGATGCGGCTTGATATGATGCTGACGGGGTTCTCCAGCGCGATGCGCGGAATGGGCGCGTCCAGCAAAGCGCGCACAAAATCCAAGGCGACTTCTTGTTGGGGTAGCTTGTCCTTGAACCACCGGGCTCCTGACACAGCTAGATGGGTGCAAGGCGGGTGCGCGATCATCAAATCCCATTGCTGACTGTATGCGGCCTCTATCGCGTCGCCTTGTATGTGCCACGCGGGGTCGCCCTCACATGGTAACAGGTCGCATGACCAAGCGTCATGACCACGGGCGCGAAAAGCGTCGCGAACCGTTGCGCTGAATTCGCAGGCTACAAGAACGCGCATTTATCCCTCCCGGTCAGTGACGGCGCGTTTGCGGGAAAGTGAACCGCCCTTGGTTCCGGCGCGTGATGCGCTTTCACGGTCCAGGCTGAAATTACGCCTTTCCGCTGGAACGGCTCGGCCTCCCATAGACGAGATTTTCGCCCTCTCGTCCGGCGGTAGGCAAGCGAACCCACGGGGCTTTTTTTGATCGGTCATCGGTTTGTTCCTTTGCGATTATGTGAGGTGGACGACGCGCCGGGAAGCGCGCCGCTTGAGTGATGGGAATGATGGGAAGAACGCGCATTAAGCGTCCTCGTCTTCTGTCTCGTCTTCATCGACGTAGTTTTCTTTGAGGTGTTTGGCGATTTCCCACCAATTCACGTCGGACAGGAACGCCCTCGCATAATCCAGCGCAAGACCCTCTTTCGTGTCCTGCTCGATTAGCTCGTTTGCGTATTCCTTGATTGCGTCCGCAAGGTCGTATTTGTCCAGCTTGTGCCAACCCATGTATTTTAGGTCATCGCCCAAGGCGTCAAACACTTCGAGATTAACGCGCCAAGTAGCGTAATTAGTCCAGCCATTGTAACGGTCGCTAAGAATTGTCATGGTTTTGTCCCCTATTGTGAGAGTAGAGGGGGGAACGTGTCCCCCCGATTAGGTTAAGCCGCCTAAGCGACGCTGGAACCGACAACGCCTGCCCATGCGGGGGGCGCAGTCAGTAGAGTTTGCTGGCGAACCGGCATGAGCACCCCAAAGCCTAAAATATGGGTATCGTCACACTGTACCCAATCCATTAACGCTGGGCTCAAACCATTGTGCGAAATTGTCACAAGCGGCGATTTGATGCCTGATAGCATTGCCTTCGCCTTGGCGAAGATGGTTATGTATTGCGGGTCAAATTGAGCCGTTTCCCCTGATACGCTTGCAGGGATGACGCGGCGATAGTCAGGGAACGAGCCATCAATTGAGCCGTCCTGATAGGTCGCGCCCATGTAGGTCATCGAGACGCGGCGCCCGTCGACGTACAATTCGGCATAATCAGTGGCGCGATGTAACTTGATCCTGTCAATCAATTCGATGGGCACGATTGTATCGGGAATGATGCTATCGAGCGGGTCCGCAAAGTCTTGTTTGATCACGCTCAACATATGCCCATTAGTCGCGACCATTATCACATGGTCAGACCGAAACTGTAGGTTAACACCTTTGAGATAATAGCGTGTTTCATCCTTAGAACAGAACAGCGCAACGGCCTTTAGAGCTTTGAGATTAATCATCATGGTAGCAGTCCCCTAATTGTGCGGCATTGCACAGTGAGCGGGACCGTAATCCCGCCTGCTTTGCAATGTTAACGCTGAACGCCAGGAAAGTTTGCGAATGGCGTTATATGCTCTTGATAGAGCCGGTTCGCATAGTTTCCCAACATATCGGACCACTCGTCATATTGTTCTTGCGTGGCGTCGCCTTGCATTAGGATCTTGTCGCCAATGTCATACATTCGCTCCACAAATCGCTCGATACGGTCTTCTGTCACTTCCCCGTAAAGAGCGGGGAAAATGGGAAGCTTTCCGTAGGTTCCAGAATAGTACATGGTCATGATGTCCCCCTAGATGTTAGATGAAGGCCAGGGCGATAAGAGCCCCGACTGTAGCAAAGCAAATGAGCATGGCTATTGCAGTGATTAGGTTAAGCATTGTGGTCGTCTCCTACGCTGAAGTGTAGGATCATCTCGCCTGCCAGATTATTGTTAGCAAAGGTTAAGACTTCGACAACTTGATACCCGCCCATATCGCGGCGAGTGTACCCTTGCACCCACCGCTTAGCTTCCGCCAGGGTAGCGAATTCCTCCAGGAGGCATTCAGTTTCATAACCATAATCGCCGTAAATTTGGTAGTTCATTGTGTGTCCCCGTTGTCATTGCTTACATAATGACAATAGCACACATCACATCACGGTCAAGCTAATTCGTAACCCATATTTATGTAGAAACACCATAATGGGTCTGAATGATATTAACTTAAACATAGCAACAACTATGCTCCTGTATATATATTATATACATATAGGCTGTGTGTTATATATGATACTACATAAGATACAGGTTCAATCTCAGGACTAGACAGAACGGTCTGTATATACCCCCGCCCGCGCTCTGTAGAATTATATAATGGACAGGGACAGTCTGTAGAATACCATGATTACCATACCATCACTGTGTAAAGTTATTATTACCATGATAGGAATGTGTAATGTGTTAATTACCAGATGTGACGTGTAAATAGGGAAAGTGGATGGGTCCAGCAGCTCTTAAGAACGTGCACCCCACATCGCGCTACCCCCAAATTTTTTCTGGACATTGTATATTATTACAGTATGATTGCGTAAATAATGTTTGAGGATTAAACATGCAGATAGAACCTGGTGTGCCCATGAGGGGTTACACCACGCGTCCCCCAAAGTACCGGTTTCCCTTGGCGGAGATGGAGGTTGGCGACAGCTTCTTCGTGGCCTATGGGGACATGGATGCGAAGTCCTTCTTGCAGACCTCACGCAGCTTGATCAGCCGGTATGGGAAGGCGTACGGACGCAGGTATGCAACCCGGCGGCTGGACGACGGTTTCCGAGTCTGGAGAATAGAATGAAGAAGCTTAAGCGGTGGCTCTTGTGTTCGACCAGCCTGACGCCCATCATGGGGCTGATAAAATACTGACGCGGGGTGGAGCAGCCCGGTAGCTCATCTGGTTCATACCCAGAAGGTCGCGTGTTCAAATCACGCCCCCGCAACCAACCCAATAGGCGGGCGTAGCTCAACGGTAGAGCCACAGCCTTCCAAGCTGAAGACGAGGGGTTCGACTCCCCCCGCCCGCTCCAATATGCGCCCGTAGCTCAGCTGGATAGAGCATCGGTCTACGAAACCGAGGGTCGGACGTTCAAATCGTTCCGGGCGCACCAACACACGAGGGACCATGACGTTCAACCTGAAGCACTTCTACCACTTCTGCTCTCAGCTCAAGATTGAGACCAAGGAGCAGGGCCTTCGGAAGATGGACAAGCTTCTGGGAACGCAGACCTATGTGATGAACGAGATTGCCAAGGGGCTTGAAGATGATTGCCATTTTTACGTTATTCTTAAGGGCCGCCAGCTTGGTATCACTACAATCAGCTTGGCTCTTGATCTGTATTGGACTTTTACTCATCCAGGCTTACAGGCCACTCTGACAACCGACACCGAAGAAAACCGAGATATGTTTCGGACGACCCTTGCCATGTACATGGACGGGTTGCCCAAAGAATATAAAATCCCGCAGATCACCCACAACAGGAATTCGCTGAGCCTGCGCAATCGGTCCAGGCTGTTCTATCAGGTAGCCGGTTTAAGGGCCAAGGGCACGCTTGGGCGCGGTAAGGCTATCACCTTCTTGCACGGCACAGAGACAAGCTCCTGGGGCGACGAGGAGGGCCTGGCGTCCCTGTTGGCGTCTCTTGCAGAAACCAATCCCGACCGCCTCTACATGTTCGAGAGCACCGCGCGCGGGTTCAACATGTTTCACGACATGTACGTCACCGCCAAGAAAGCTCGCACGCAGCGCGCTATCTTCTGCGGATGGTGGCGCAACGAATTCTATTCCGTTGATCCCGAGTCCTCCGTCTACAAGACCTATTGGGACGGCAGGCTGACCGGAGAAGAAAAAGAATGGAACCGCGACATCAAGAAGATGTACGGCTTTGAAATCAACTCGCGGCAAATCGCCTGGTGGCGGTGGAAGCTGCATGAGGGGATCAAAGACGACGCGCTCATGTATCAGGAATTCCCGCCCACGGAAGACTATGCTTTCGTAATGACGGGCTCTTCGTTCTTTTCTAACTCCAGATGCTCGGAGGCCGCTCGTGTTGCAAAGCTCAAAAAGTTTGACGCCTACCGATATTCTTTCGGATCAAACTTCCAAGACACCGAAGTCCTCAAAAGCTCGGAAAAGCTCGCCACGCTCAAAGTCTGGGAAGAGCCAATTGACACTGCCTATTACGTTATCGGAGCAGACCCTGCGTACGGAAGTAGCGATTGGGCGGATCGTTTCTGTATCCAGGTCTTTAGATGTTACGCTGACGGTCTCGACCAAGTTGCTGAATTTGCAACCTCAGAACTCAACACCTACCAGTTTGCCTGGGTTATTGCTCACCTGGCGGGAGCGTATAAAAATAGCACACTTAATCTGGAAGTTAATGGACCCGGCCAAGCCGTCATTAACGAACTCAGAAACCTGAAGCGGCAAGCCGTCTCTATGGGCGGGGCGACCGGAAAGGGCCTGATGCACGTTCTTGGTTCGATGACTAACTATATCTGGCGCAAGAACGATACGCTTGGCGGCATCTCCAACTCTATCGGTTGGCTGACCACGCAGGGTTCCAAAGAACGGATGATGAACTACACCAAAGACTACTTCGAGCGGCAGATGATGAATGTCGTCTCGATGGAAACTTTGGAAGAAATGAAAGGCATCGTCCGCGAAGGTGGGTCCATCCATGCGCCGGGCCGTGGCAAAGACGACCGCGTGATTGCTATGGCTCTGGCCTGCGCCGCTTACGCTGAGCAGCTTCAGCCTCGGCTTCTCATGGAGCGCTTGACGCGTCAAGTATCTAACGCGCAAGAATGTATCACGCCGGAAGAACTATCGGTGGGCCGCAATGTGTCTACCTACCTCAAACAGATTGGTATCTATGGGCAATGATGACAATTCTCAGCAAGGCGGAAATCTACCGCCAGATGGAACGGTTCTGGAAAGACCAGGACAAGACGCTGAGCATTGCCATGTTTGCGGAGCTGTCAGGATTAAGCGCGTCGCTTCTCAAGCGCGTGTTCCAAATCAAGGACACGCCCATGAGCGAGCACACCCAAATAGCCGTGAGCCGAGCCCTGGAGCGTATGACCCGTGGCGACGTCGTAATGGTCTATGATAAGGGTAACAAACGCAGGCTGATTTACCGGCAGGAACCCCGCCCCAGATTAGCTAAAAGTATGAGCCTGACAACTGATGGGGGAAAGATCGCCCTGAAAGTCGGGATCAAAAACAAGTCGGATTATTCCAAGCCCGGCTTCGATGAACAGTTCAACAAGTAAGGGGATGTTATGGCTATCATGCGCGACTACAAATGCCCTCGTCATGGTTACTTTACCGGCTGGGAACCCGTCTGCGACGAAGGTTGCACCGATGTGGCTCAGGTTATTCTGAGAGCCCCTACCATGCGGGACTCCGTGATTGGTGGCCGCTCCAAACGCAATGACACCAACATCAAGAAGCTTGCCAGCGACTTCAACATGACGGACATCAAGTCCACCAGGGAAGGCGAGCACCAGACCGGCTACCTGGCCCGCAACAACGCCCCGGTTCCTGAACAGCCCCCGGCTGATCGGCCCGGCAGCGCCGTAATGTGGGGCGAAGCGGGAAAATACAACATGCAGAGTATGCTTGGCGGCATGGTCAAGCCCGTCAGAGACGAGCAAGTTGGCTTTTCTCCCAAAGATGCTAATCTCACGCGCGGACCAATGGCGGCCAGCTACTACGCTGACCACGACAACCTGAAGCTTGACAAATGATCATTCCCAAGGACGCCAACGACCGAGAGTCGTTCTATCAAGACCTGATCCGCAAGTGCTTGGTCTCTCGTGAGACCCGCCGCGCGGACTACTCCTCGTTGAAGTCCTACTATCTTTTCGGGTCCGCACCCGAGGAGAGCCCCGCCCAGTACAACAAAATATTTCCGCACATCGACCAGCTCGTCAGCTTTCTCTACTCGGCTGACACCACGCGGTTCTCGATCAACTTGGGTGCTGCGGCCAATGAGGATCAGTACAGGTACATTCCCCGCCTTGAGCAGGCCCTGAACGACGAGTGGAACAATTCCAACGCCGACCAGGTGTTCAACACGGCTCTGACCTGGGCGATGGTTTACAATTCCGCGTTCATCAAGCTGGTTGTGTCGAATGGGGCCATCCATCCCTATTACATTGACCCCAGCAGCTTTGGCGTTTTGCGGGAAGACATCCCTTATCTTGATCGCCAAGAGGCGTTCATCCAGAGCTACTACATAACCAAGTCCGACCTGTTTGCCCGGCTTTACAAACACCCTAAACGCGAGAGCATTGTTCAGCGCGTCACAACCTCTCAGCACGTTGAGGCTTACTCGCCCAACGGTGTAGACCGGATCATCTTGAGCCAGGTTGATCCCAACATGTACGGCAACGTCAATCTCAATCTTTACGGCCAAAACCGGATGAAGCCGGAAGTCGAAGAAGATACCGTTGAGATGATTGAGCTGTACGTCTGGAATGACGAGACCAACGATTACCAGATCGTAACGCGCGCCGACCCAGACGTGATCATCTACGACCGCGAGAACGAAAAGCTCTTTCTGAAAGGGGAGAGCCCATTCATTCAGATCGCGCCAAACCCTATGCCCGACTATTATTGGGGTCAGTCTGAAGTTTCGCGCCTGATGTTCCTTCAGGACATGCGCAACAAGCGTATGAACGAAATCTTGGACCTTCTGTCCAAGCAAGTGAACCCGCCTACCGCCCTCACGGGCTTCACCGGCATCTTGGACGAGAAGAACTTTGCCCTGAACCGCGCTGGCGGCCTTCTGGCAAGCGATATGCCCAATACCAAGATTGAACGGCTAGCGCCTGACCTTCCTGAAAGCCTGTATGAGCAAATCAGGGAAATCGACGCCATGTTTGCTGAGGCATCCGGCATTTCCGAGGTTTTATCAGGCCGTGGCGAGACAGGCGTTCGTTCTGCCGGTCACGCCTCTCAGCTTGCCCGCCTTGGTTCATCCAGAGCCAAGAAGCGGGCTCTCATTGTTGAAAATTCCCTGGAGAAGC